TAGCTAATGGCTACAGACCAAGCGCAGAAAGCAACCTAAAGCGTAGATTGGCGCAGATTGGTAGACCGAAAGGTCACGGTGCTAAGATTAGCGCCACCAAGAAAGCGATAAAACTTGCGATGAGATAGTCTGCTCTGCATATAAATGGAATATGCAGGTTCGGGATAAAGAGCCTGAACATAACACAAGGACAAACAACAACGCTTTACTGCGCCGCCTTAAAGATCGTGGCAATGTTAAGACTTTCTCTGGTGGTAACGTAATTTTGCAAGAAATTATGTACTCAGACAGCGCAACCAACAACACCAATAGCTATTCGGGCTATGAAGTATTGAACGTTTCGCAAAACAGCCCGATCTCTGCTGCTCAATTCTCTATCACCCAATACGCTGCTGCGGTATCAATCAGCGGCTTGGAAATGATTCAGAACAGCGGTAAAGAAGCAATCATTGACCTGCTTGACGGTCGTATGAATGTTGCTGAAGCTCAATTGGCTAATCGTATCAGTGGTGACTTGTACCTTGACGGTACTGGTAACGCTGGTAAGAATCTGACTGGCCTTGGAGCTGCTGTACCTGATGCACCAAGCACAGGAACATACGGCGGCATTAATCGTGCTACCTATAGCTTCTGGCGTTCAGTGAAGTATTCTGGAACTACCGATGGCGGATCAGCTACATCAGCATCCAATATTCAAGGTTACATGGATGCGCTGGCTGTTCAGTTGATTCGGGGTACGGACAAGCCTGATCTGATAGTTGCTGATAACATCTTCTATCGTATGTACTTGCAATCGCTGCAAAGCATTCAGCGTATTAGCGATGGTGGAAACAGCACTGCTGGAGCTGGTTTTGCCTCACTCAAGTATTACGGCGCTGGTATGGCTTCTGATGTTGTTCTGGACGGTGGTATCGGTTCAAGCGCAACTGCAAGTCATATGTGGATGCTGAACACCAAGTATTTGATGTTCCGTCCTAATGTTAACCGTAACTTCGTACCAATCGGTGGAGAACGCCAAGCAGTCAATCAAGATGCTATCGTTAAACTAATCGGCTGGGCTGGTAACTTAACCTCAAGCGGCCCGCAATTCTGCGGCGTTCTGCTGGCTTAATAGGGGGATATAAAAATGGCTAATTCAACTTTTGGCGTATTAAATTTTGTAACTCATCAGTTCGCACAGCGCGATACCGCAGCAGTTATGGCTCTTGGAACACCCCAAATCGGCGCTTTGAACGACACTTGGGTATATGTATTGGCAAGTGGATCAGTTCCTGTTGGCGTTTGTACTGTTACCAGTGCTTTTGCTGTAAACAGTACGGCAGGTACATACACTGCCGATACCGCTTTCGCATCAGGCGATTACGGTTGGGTTCGTAAAACGACTTCACCGTTGTAATCTAATTCTGGGGCGGGGTAACTCGCTCCAGTCTTTAAGGAGATTAGTATGACTATTCCATCACGAGTTTTAGGAGCAGGTAACAGTCCTCTGTCCACATCATCAATTTGTGGCACTGGCGCTGTTGGCTTGGTTGCTCTTGGAACAACGATTGCGGACGCACTGTTACTATCTGCCGATTACAATACGCTTACAACCTCATCAGCATCTACTGGCGTTCGTCTTTTGCCTACCGAAGCTGGTGCAACAGTTGTAATTCGTAATGATAGCGGTGTGACGGTAGTTGTATACCCGTACTCAGTTGCTAGTACAATCAATGCAGGTGCAACAAGTCTTGCGCTGGCAACAGCTAAGACCGCAGTATTTTATGCAACATCAGCAACAACGTGGGTTTCGATAACCACAGCGTAATAAACTAGGGAGGGAGACTTCCCTAGTCCTCAATGATAAGACCATTTCAAAAAGGACAGTAAAATGGATAGCGACATGAATAATGCAGATAACGCTCTGCACGTTGAGTTTTACAAGAGTACAGAAGAAGGTTACAAGGATGTGCCTTTCGTAAGAATACACATACCCGGTGACAAGACCACAGTAATCGACCAGCCAGTACGGGAAGATCACAAAGAGCGTTTTGTCAGGCAATGGCTGTACTTTCAGATGAAGAGCAATGAAGGTGCAGAGGTTTACGGTACAATGCTTTCTAAGTGGAATGCTGACGAGCCTAAAGAGTTCGACAAGTTCCAGATGGAAGAGCTACAGATTCTAAAGTACCAGACGGTGGAGCAGGTAGCTACATCAACAGATTCCCAGCTACAGCGTGTTGGTATGAGTGGGTTTGCATTAAGAGATAAGGCTAGGGCATATCTGGCGAGACAAAACCAGACTGTTACTTCAACCGCCTTAGAGGACGCTCAGAAGGAGTTAGCGATTCTCAAAGAGCAGGTAGCTCTCCTTACTAGCAATAGCAAGCCTAAAATGGGAAGGCCAAAAAAAGAGGATTAAAGTATGTCATCCACGATGCTGCAACTGGTTACACAAGTAACAAACGAACTAGGTGTTAGTACTCCGACATCAGTTGCAGGCAATACCAATCAGGATGTGATTCAGATTCTTGCGCTCATGAATGCTTCGGGGTACGAGTTACTCCGTAAGCATGATTGGCGCAGGCTTACAAAACAGCACCGCTTTTACACACAATATCTAACCACTACCGGGACATGGGCTAGTGGTGGCACTTCAATTACTGGAATTCCATCTACCGCTGGACTAGACAGCACCTATCAGCTATCCGGCACTGGTATCTCAAACGATACCCAGATTCAGACAGTTGATTCAGGAACGTCCATTACAGCAACTCAGCAGTTCACAGCAAGCGGCACAGCGGCTACTCTTAATTTCATGCAAGTAAAGTATGCGCTGCCAGCAGATTATGACTCTACAGTACCTAGAACGCATTGGGATAAGTCGAAGCATTGGGAGATGCTAGGCCCAGAAGATGCCCAGCAATGGGAATGGCTGCTATCGGGCTACATCTCAACAGGCCCACGCATACGTTGGCGCTTGCTAGGCTCATACTTCCAGATCTGGCCCGGTATTTCAGCCAATGAGTTCTTAGGGTACGAGTATAGAAGCAATGGATGGGCCGAAAGCTCACTAGGAGTGGCTAAGACGAGCTTTACAGCCGACTCCGATACCTGCATATACCCTAGCCGTTTAATGGTGCTAATGACGAAACTGAAGTATTTTGAGGCTAAAGGCTTCGATACTACGGCTATGTACAGAAACTTCCTGACAGAACTTGAAGTCGTCATGGCTCAAGACATGAGTGCTGCTAATCTATCGTTTGCTCCAAGACCGGGTACAGTCCTCATTGGATACGATAACATCCCGGACACGGGCTATGGAACGCAGAACTAATGGCATTCCCAGCACAAAGAACCGCTGCACAAGTCGCTTCGATACCAGCTCCAGTAGGTGGGTGGAATGCTCGTGATTCTATTGCGAACATGGAACCGACTGATGCGGTAGAGATGATAAATTTCTTCCCATCTTATTCAAACGTAGTTCTGCGCGGGGGATATACCCAATACGCAACAGGAATTGACGGGCAGGTTGAGACTTTGATGAATTACTCAACAGGCACAACGAATAAGCTGTATGCAATGGCTAAGACTAAGATATATGACGCTACTTCTGCCGGGGCTGTTGGAGCTGCTGTAAAAACAGGATTGACCAACGCTAGATGGGAATTCATCAATGTCACGACAGGCGGCGGTAGCTATCTATATCTAGTCAATGGTGTAGATGCCCCATTGCTATTTGATGGCACTACATGGGCCTCTATCACTGGCGCATCGCCTATAGCTATAACAGGCGTTACGACCACAACACTAGACAACATTACCCTGTTTAAGAACAGAGTGTGGTTTAGTCAAAAGAATTCATTAAAGTGCTGGTACTTGCCTACTAATGCTGTTGGTGGCACTGCTAATGTCCTTGATCTAAGCTCTATCGCTAAGTTTGGTGGTTACATAGTCGATATTGCTACATGGACGATTGACGCAGGCTATGGGGTTGACGACAATATTGTATTCATCACGAGTAACGGTGAAATCATTGTGTACTCAGGGACAGACCCCGCAAGCGCAACTACTTGGGCATTGATTGGCGTATGGAAGCTAGGCGATCCGATTGGAAACCGCTGCTTCATGAAGTACGCTGGAGATATTCTAATACTAACATACGATGGATTAATGCCCCTCGCAGCATCACTACAAAGCTCTAGGCTCGATCCGCGCGTTGCGCTGAGTAATAAGATACAGGGAGCGATTACTACTGCTAGTACGCTCTATGCAGCTAACTTTGGATGGCAGATACATTACTCAGCTAAGAACAATGCTGTATGGGTCAATGTGCCTGTTAATGAAGGAAAAGATCAAGAGCAGTATGTAATGAACACGATTACAAAGTCTTGGTGTAAGTTTCAAGGATGGAATTCCAATTGTTGGGAAGAGTTTGGAGATACTCCTTACTTTGGTGGCAATGGCTTTGTGGGTAAGGCTTGGGATACAGGCTATGCAGATAATGCAACAAACATTAATACCAACGTACTGCAAGCGTTTAACTACTTTGAGCAACGTGGTGTAAAGAAGTATTTTACTAGGGCTAGACCATCTATATTTACAGACGGATTGCCATCTATCCAAGTGGCAATGAACATTGACTATGATCTATCTGACCCTACGGCAGCTCTGTCATACTCGTCAAACGCTTATGGGCTATGGGATACTGCCATATGGGATAGTGCTGTATGGGGTGAGGGGCTAACAATTACGAATAACTGGCAGGGCATTACTGGTATTGGGTACTGTGGTGGCGTTCACATGAAGAGCGCATCACAGACCTTACAGCTTGAATGGGCGGCAACTGACGTTGTTTATCAAACTGGATGGGCTGGAATATAGTACAAGGCGATCCTGTTGGTGTATGGGTAGTACAACAAACCAAAGGAGCGTACCATTACAACTCAACAGCCATAGGGCTAGAGCGAGATGAGCAGATAGTAGCAGGGGTGATATACGAGAGTTTCATGGTAACAACGATCACCTGTCATATTGGCATTACTGGAAGGGTAAATAAGAGGTTTTTACGAGCAATATTTGATTACCCTTTTAATGTATGCAAGGTTGATAAGATAATAGCTCCAATAACTGCTGACAACGAAAAGAGCATTAAGCTAGTAACGAATATGGGCTTTACTGAAGAGGCTAGGATTAAGAGAAGTAACGGCGATATGGTATTTTTCACAATGTTAAAAGAAAATTGTAGATTTTTAGGAGATAAGTATGAAGTCATCTAGTCCACCACCAGCACCAGATTATGCTGGTGCAGCTAAACAACAAGGTACTGCTAACTTAGAGTCTGCTGTTGCAACTGCTAAACTATCTAATCCCAATACATATGGGCCATTAGGTAGCCAGACTGTTACTTATGGCACTGGCGACCAGCAATATACGCCGACCATCACGCAGACGCTTACTCCTAATGCCCAAGCTACTTTAAACGCGCAACAGGGCGTAGAGAGATCACTTGCAGAGCTGGGTCAGCAAGGTGTTGGACAGGCTAAGACCATATTGGGAACTCCTTTTACTCCCAATCTACCCGGCATTCAGACGGACATATCTGGATCAGTAAGCCCCGTCAATCAATCAGCATATACCGCTGGGAACGCACAAGGTGCTATTGGCGGCCCTACTCTTAAACAAGGTATTGATACATCAGGAATAGCTGCGATGCCTGTAAACGCTGGGATGACAGGTCAGCAAGCTATTATGTCTCGCCTTGAACCGCAGTTAACCCAGAATGAGGGCATGACGCGCCAAAGACTTGCCAATCAAGGTCTAGTTCCCGGTGGCGAGGCTTACAACAATGAAATGCGTACTATGGGCCAAAACAGGAACGACTTAGAGCTTCAGGCTGCTGCTCAAGGTATTAATCTTGATGCTGCCATGAATCAACAAGGATTCAATCAAGCTCAAAATCAAGGTCAATTCGGAAATGAAGCACAACTAGCTCAATTTAACGCTGGATTGCAGAATGCTGGTCTTGGCAATACCGCCATTAATCAGAACTTTAATAATCAACTGGCGGCTCAATCTGCTCAAAATGCAGCTCAAACTCAAAACTATAACCAGCAGTTAGGTCTAGCTCAGTTTGGCAATACAGCACAGGGTCAAAGTCTTGACCAGCAGCTTGCATTGCGTAATCAACCATTAAACCAGATCACTGGATTAATGAGTGGATCACAAATACAGATGCCTCAGTTTCAAGGTTACACAGGCGCTAATGTTGCTGCTGCTCCGATCTATCAGGCCGCAAACGACCAGTATAATGCCGCTATGCAACAGTACGGAATTAAACAGCAGAATGCTAATAGCACTATGGGCGGATTAATGAGTCTTGGAAGCTCTGCTATGGGTGCTGGAGCAATGTACGCATAATGTTAGGACTAGCTTTCTCAGGCGGTAAAGACTCTCTCGCTTGTTGGTATCTATACAAGGCTAAGAATCCTATCGTGTTATGGGTAAATACTGGCAAGGCTTATCCTGAGACTTTGGCAATTGTTGAAGAGATCAGAGCAGAAGCGGTCGAATTCATTGAAATCAATGTAGATCAGCAGGCTCAGATTGACGCTAATGGTATACCTAGTGACATAGTGCCAATTGCCAATACTGTACATGGAATGATTGTATCTGGTAAAAAAGATGTTCTTGTTCAAAGTTACTTAAATTGCTGCATGGAGAATATCACCATTCCTCTTTTAGACGCGATAAAGAAGAGAGGGATTACTCAGATCATTAAGGGTCAGCGTAATGACGAATCATTCAAGGGCGAGTCTAGGCATGGAGCAGTTTTAGACGGTGTTGAGTACATACAGCCTATAGAAAAATGGACGGGCAAACAGGTATTAGACTTTGTAGCAACACAGCGCGGTCAACTGCCTGAACACTTTAGCTTAAACCATACAAGTCTTGACTGTTACGACTGCACTGGCTTTATGAAGGACTCAGCAGATAGGGTTGAATGGACTAAAGTTAACCATCCAGAACTATATGATAAGTATGCGTTAAACATGAGCAAATTAAAGGGTACAATCATTCCAATCGTTGAATTAATGAGGTAAGCAAAATGTCATATCCAAACCCAATGCATAACCAAAACCCAATGACCAGTATGTACGGTTCAGATGA